ATTACAGAAACAGAAGCACCTGAAGCAACTGAAACAGCAGACTTAACTACGAATGAACGTAATTTGTTTGTGCCGTATGCTTGACGATTTTGTGGGTTGACTGCATAAACACCAGCGATTTGGAATGTATCACCAGCATTTAAGTTGATAGTACCTGTATTAGCTGCTGTCAAAGTGATTGTAGACTGTGAAGCCCAACCAGATGTTAAGAAACCAGTAGCAGTTGTAGTAGCAACAGAAGCAGTAACAGTAGAGCTAGAGAAGTTACCAAAAGTTTGTGAAACAATGTTTTGGTCAAGTTTCCAGTTCATGCCACCTGAATCACGACCCATCAAGCCTTTAGTGTACTGTGAAGAAATCTCAGCAGTAGGAACAAACAAGCCTTTAAGGGAGTCAACAATAGTTGCTGAAGTGAATGGCTCAACGATACAGCTTCTACGACCATCACGAGGTGCGCCTTCAGAATCAAGGTAAGCCTGTGCTGACAGGTATGTATAAAGACCTGTAGGAGGTGTACCGGCAGTACCAACGATGTTAGCAGTATTCAAAGCAGCAGTTGTTGTACCATCAAAGTCGATTTTGTTGGCAATAGCAGCAACGGCTGGCTTCAAAATTCGGTCAGAGAACATATCAAGAGAAAGAGCCAAATCTTGAGTCGTAAACTGAGTATCAACGTGGAACTGGGTTGATAAAGTTACAGGAACTGAAGTTTCGTTCAAATCTTCTACGTTCAATGCTGGGCCAGTTGTACCGATAAAACGACCAGGTCTGCGTACGTTTACTGTTGCGCCAATTTTTGCACCAACAACGGCAAATTGGTCATCATAGTTTCGGTCTACTTCGGATGTAAAAGTTAATTCATTTTCTAGAACCATCAACGCTTCGTTGGTGATTTTCGAGATAGTTAGCAAGGTATTTGCCATTTTAATTCTCCAAAAAAATTAGGTTTATCTAACCTTACCTGACTGTCTAGCAGCTTTCCATTGAGAATAAGTACCATGAAATTCACCATTGGTGTCTACAAGTACATCATTTCCAACTTTGCCACCAGTCAACGGCCTAATAGGGCTAGGTGCTGTACTTCTTGAAACTTCTTCCCTTTGTTTTTCAGCTTTTGGAGGCTTTATTTCCTTTGCTTCAAACTTCGCTTCTAACTTGCCAATTTCTCTCAGAGCTTTAGCTAGTGGCATTTTTGTTAGTCGTTCAGCATATTCTTCATCAGATGCTAAGAAATATAAGAGTTGTGCTCCTACATCGCTTTCAAGGATTGAATCTCGAATGTCATCGCTAACGACTACATTACTAGATTTAACCATTTCATCAAAATCAGGTAAATCTGCTTTCGCTTTGGCTATTTTTTTGTTCCAAGATTCTAGAACTTTCTCTTTCGCTTTCTGCGCTTTACGACCAGCATCTTCCGCATCACGTTGCTTTAAAGCATTTTCCGCACTCCATTCTGCTAATGCTTCTGCATATTCAAAAGCATCATTAAACTGGCTTGCTTGGGGCTTTCCTTCAGGTTTAGGGGTTTCCTGTGGCTGTTGGTTAGTCCTAGCTTCATACTCTTTAAGACGATTCTCTAAGTCAACCGCTTTAGCTTCTGCATCTTTAGCTCTCTGCGTTACCTTATCAAACCTTTTATTTAGCTTGTCTTTCTGCTTTTCAGGCTTCTGTTCCTTAGCTTCTTCCTCTGCTTTCGGCTCCTTCTGCTCTGGTTCTTGCTCTGGCTCTGACGATTTCTTTACATCATCAGCCTCAGTTGGCTCTACCGACTCAGACAAACCTAATCTTTCTGCATAGAATTCTGCTGCATTGTTACTTGTTACTACACTACTTGCTTCTTTTTCGGCCATGATTTCTCAAGCTCCTTGATTAATACAACATATATACAACTTTAAATAATTAATGTCTATTTTATTTAGACTTTGATTCTTTCTTGGCTTGCTTCATAAAAGACTTTTGTTCTTTTAATTGAGCTTTATCCATGCCTTTAAATGGGTTGGTAGATTCAGGTTCATACTTCTTACCTGCTTTTCTAGCCATTTCCTTCATTTTCCATTCAAGTGCGTTATCGCCTGTAATTGTTGCCATGTTTATTTCTCCGATTAAATACCACGTTCTACTGCTTCTTCCATTGCTGCACGTTCTGTACGCAAATCCATTTGAGCCAATAGCATAGCTAATTGCGCTTTCATTTGCTCAATTTCTTTCTGAGTTTCAGTTTTGATAATAGTATCGTGAGCAATAGTATCTGTACGTAGTTGGCTATCTGCTTGCTTAGTAGCATTATCCATTTGGGCTTTTTGCAACATAGCCTTGTCTTTTTGCTCTGCAACACTAGCGCCATACTTCATATCTAACGTCATTTGCTGAATCTGTTGCTGTAACTGTTGAATAGTTTGCTGTGATTGCGCCAACTGCATTTGTACTTGTGGGGGTACATCAGATTTATCATTAATTTGGGCTAATGGGTTTGCAGCAGCCAATCGGTCAGCAATAACTTCAGCACCAGGGAAGTCCATATTCCTAAAGATTAAATCACCAGCTTGGGCCATTAGATTAGGGTCAGCAGGTAATAAAGCCATCATATTTTCTACGGCTTCTTGACGTTTAGAAGCATAGCCTGGGCCTGTTTCCATCACAATGTCATATTGACCTACAGTTACATCATTTAAGACCTTCTTTACACCTTGTTCATCAACTCCACGCTGATTCAAAGTAACTAGCTCGCCTTTACCATCTGCGCCAATAATGCGTAAAACACGCTCTTTATCGTAAATATGGGGGATAAGGTCTAAGCAAATACGGCCACATTGACGGATTGAGCGAGTCAAATTGTCATAGTAATGGAAGTTAGTCATATCTGACTGTTGCTGTTGACCTTGCAATGACTTGCCAGACTGCATACCTTGAGGAAGTTGACCTGGGTCAAAGATTCCAACAACTGCCATTAAGTCAGAATTCAATCCTTGCAATGCCGTTACCATTCCAGCAGGAGGAGGTTCAGGCTGAATACGAGTAGGAACTGGAGCCATGCGACCTTCTGAATCGGTCTGCTTATAGCGCAATACAGGCATAGACTTAATGTTTGCCGTATTCCATTCCATTTCATGGCCTTCATCTTGACCTTCTGCAAGCAAGAACTTAGCTTTAGGCGCAAGGGCTACGGATTCTGTAAGAGCTGTTGACCAGAAGTTATACATTCTTTGTGGGTCTTTAGCCATACGAGTAAGACCAAACTTCTTTTTCTTGCTATCAACAATGAGTTGCTGACCATACGCAGGGATTACAGGGATATATTTACCTGCCCAATCCTTTTGTTCCAAGACTTGCATACCTGTCAACTTGCACCATTTAATCTGCTTTTTAATGGTTTCACGCTTAGAAACAACATAAATACCGGCATCTTGCAATATAGTTTCTTTAGGTTTTTCATCTTCATAACAAGTCGTGCCATCGCTTAATAGCAATAGCTTCATGCGCTTGTGTTCTGTATAGAAGTATTCGGCTACTCTAATATCTTCTTTAGTAATCCATTCTGACTGGCTATCGCCTGTACCTCTAGGATTAAAACCACCGCCATCATCAGCGCCAGGGTACATCTTCCTAAATACTTCTTTGCTAATAACTTCGGTAATTAAGCACTTTTCAGCATCAGAACCATCAGGTTCAGTTGAATTAGGGTCAAAATAGACCATAAATGGATTTTCAATACGCTTAATATAGATTTCTTGATTAAACGAATCAGGACTTGGGAAGTCGTGAACAACTCGCCAAAAGCCCCAACCCATACGAACAGCAAAATCAAACGCATTGTCATAAGCTGAATCGGCATCGCTTTGATTCTCAATATGACGCAATATGCCAGTAATGACTTCTGCTACTTTTTCATCTGACTGGCTATTCATGCCATGCGCCTTCATTCTAGGGCGCTGTTGACGTTGTTGGTTAGTAATTTGACGGCAATAGGCATCAATCTTATTAATTGTCAGATAAGGGCGAGATTCTAATAAACGGCTGTTTTGAATCTCAACTGGCCATTGGTCACCACCAGCGAATTTAAGGTCATCTAATGCCTCAACTCTG